CTTGCCACTCCAACCCGTCTGTATATGACTGGTTCGTGCCGTTCTTGGATTCACTACATTAATTTGAGATCTGCACACGGTACACAGAAAGAGCATATGGATGTTGTGGAGAAGGCAAGATCCATATTTGTAGAACAATTTCCTTCCGTTTCAGAGGCACTTGACTGGACTTAATTATGGCAATTTATGATGATGTAAAGATCACTATCAACTTCAATGAGTTGGTAGAAGCAAGAGCAAAACTCTTGACTCAGTATGAAGATTACGCAAATGCGGTGGCAACTGGTGAGTATCTTGATGAAAATGATATAGATAGAATAGCAGTTAAACTAAGAGATACTGTCACTTGGGATTCACTCTGGTTCATGGTAGATGGTGCTATCTTAGATTATATGGGATTAAAAGATCCGAATAAAGCTCACTATGGTGAGAGAACTATTGAAACTGTTGAGTTGACGATGGAGAAGGAAAAGAAAGCAAGAGAAAAAGAGTTCAAGAAAAACTTTGATCTTGTTAAATTAGAATCATCGTCATGGACAATTGAAGTACCTGTGAGGAAAAAGTAATGGCAACGTATCCAGTAGTAAACACCAAAACAGGTGAACAAAAGGAAGTGAAAATGAGTATTCATGAATGGGAACAGTGGTGTAAAGATAATGTAGATTGGACTAGAGATTGGTCAGATCCATCAACAATGCCTGGTACAGGTGAGGTTGGTGAATGGAAAGATAAGTTAGTTAATAAAAATCCTGGTTGGAATGAAGTCTTGAAGAAAGCATCAAGAGCACCAGGATCTAGAGTTAAGCCAATTAAGTAAAATGCCCAGGAAAAAGAAGGTTGAACAACCTATCGGGGTTGGATTGACGACCAAACAAATAAAAAGAAAGAAACCAATTAATACCGATTATCTTGTTGATATTCAACCATTAACAGATAATCAGAAAAGATTGTTTGATTCTTATAAAGAAGGAAAGCATCTAATTGCTTATGGTATTGCTGGTACAGGTAAAACATTTATTACCTTATATAATGCAATAAAAGATGTTCTTTCTACAGATACTCCATATGAGAGAATCTACTTGGTTCGTTCATTAGTGTCTACTCGTGAAATTGGGTTCTTGCCTGGTGATCATGAAGATAAGGCAGACATTTACCAAATTCCATATAAGAATATGGTGAAGTATATGTTCCAGATGCCTTCTGATGCTGATTTTGAGATGCTTTATGGTAACTTGAAGGCACAAGAAAGTATTAAGTTCTGGAGTACCTCGTTTATTCGTGGAACCACCTTAGATAATGCTATCGTGATTGTAGATGAGTTTCAGAACCTTAATTTCCACGAATTGGATTCTATCATTACTCGTGTGGGCGAAAACTCAAAAATTATGTTCTGTGGTGATGCAAGTCAGAGTGATCTTACCAAAACTAATGATCGTAATGGTATTGTAGACTTTATGAGTGTTTTGCGTAAAATGCCTTCTTTCGATATAATAGAGTTTGGTGTTGAGGACATCGTTCGTTCTGGACTTGTCAAAGAATATATTATTGCCAAACTTGAATCTGGATTATGAGATTTCCGACAGTTTGTTATGATGGATTTTATAAAGATCCAGATAGTGTAGTGGATTTTGCTCTTTCTTTAGATTATTATTCAGATGTAGGTCGTTATCCTGGTTGTAGAACAAAATGTTTATCTACAATTGATAATGAGTTTGCTCGTACTAGTCTTCATAAGTTTTTATCAATGTATGATGATTTTGATGAACCTGATATTGTTATAGATGGTGAAACATCCTTTCATAAAACATGGAGATTTTCTAAACACCAAGATAGTCTAGCAAATGATGGATGGATTCATAAGGATGGTGCTTTAGTAGCAGCAGTTGTATATTTAAGTAAAGATCCAGATCCTAATAGTGGTACTAGTATTTTTAAAAGAAGATTAGGTGAAGAGTTACCTCCAATACCAGAAGTTTCTTATGAAGTTTTAGGTGATAAAAAAGCAGTCGATGTTAATTCTATAAAAGAATATGAAAGAACATTAATTGAAAATAATAAATCTTATAATGTTCAAATGGAGGTTAAAAATGCATATAATAGAATTATATGTTATGATGGTAATCAAAATCATGCTCCATCAAATTTTTGGAGAGATGATGAAGAATTTAGATTAACTCAGGTCTTTTTTATAGACGATATTCAATGTTTTAGTAAAAAAATACCATCAACTAGATGTAATAGGTATGATTTATGAGATTTGATTTTCCTTCTTTATGTTCTAATGATTTTTATAAAAATCCAGATAGTGTAAGAGATTTTGCTTTAAATTTGGATGGTTATACTAATAAGTATGGAGCCCATCCTGGATTAAGATGTATGATGTTGGCTGAGTATGATTCAGTTTTTTATAGACACTCTGTTGATAAATTTATGTCATTATTTGATGATTGGACTCAAGCAGGAGCGAGTTTCAATTGTTCAACATTTTTTCAAAAAATACATAGATTTTCTAGTGATCCTAATGATCCAGTAAATCAAGGTTGGGTTCATCATGATGGTAATGTGGATATTGCTGGAGTAATTTATTTGGATCCTGAACCAGTAAGTGATAATGGAACTTCTTTTTATCATCCAAAAGGTGATAATTTTAGATTTAATAATGTATTGGAAGGTGATACTCCTGAATATGAAAGAATAATGGGTACTAGTGCCAATACAAGGGGTGATAATAAATTTTGTAAAATAGATGATATTAATTGGTATAGGGAAAATATTGTTAAAAATAACGAACAATTTGAACTGACAATGGAAGTAAAGAACTCCTATAATAGGTGTATTGCTTATAGTGGACAACAATTACATAGTCAATCTAATTATTGGATGCCGAATGAGGATGATTTTAGATTGGCTCAAGTATTTTTTGTTTTTGACTTAAAGTTACCGTCAAACTTTATGACTTCATCTAGACTTGATATGTTTCCCGTATGAGATTTCCTTTTCCCAATCTAACATTTAATGATTTTTATAAAGATCCAGATAGTGTAAGAGAGTTTGCTCTTAGTCTTAATTATGACTGTACAAAAGGAAATCATCCTGGATTAAGGTCTGAAGAAATTGGTCTTATTGATAAAGAGTTTAAAGAACAATGTGGAAAAAAATTATTGTCAATATTAGGTGATTATGATGATTCTAGAATATGTCATTATAACCTTAATACTGCATTTCAAAAAATATGGAGATTTTCTAGTGATCCTAATGATCCAGTAAATCAAGGTTGGATTCATCATGATGGTATAATACAACTTGCTGCTGTTGTTTATTTGGATCCTGAGCCAATAAATGATAATGGTACTTCTTTCTATGAACCAAAATCAGATGATATTAAACCACCTGATCATGATGATGCATATCATGGTGTTTTGGGTGGTAAAGGTATATCTAATATTGATGATATTGATTGGTATAGGGAAAATATTGTCAAGAATAATGAATCTTTTGACTTGACTATGGAGGTAAAGAACTGCTATAATAGGGCTATTGTTTACAGTGGTCATCATATGCATGGTCAGACTAATTATTGGATGCCGAATGATGATGACTTTCGGTTAACACAGGTTTTTTTCTTTTCTGACTTAAGATTACCTTATATGCTAGTTCCAGATTATAGAGTTGATAGATATGCCATTTAATCATATTGATTTAGATCTTCAACCTCTTGAAAGGGAGCATATAGATGGAGTTCGTTATTATAAGATTCCTGATGAGGAAGAACTTATTAAAATGGTTTCTATTACCTCTGTAACTAGTCATTTCAATAAAGAGATCTTTATTAATTGGCGAAAGAGAGTGGGTAATGAAGAGGCAGATAAGATCACGAAAGCAGCAACAGGTCGTGGAACTGATATGCACACTCTTACAGAACACTATCTAAAGAATGAAGATTTACCTGAAGTTCGTCCCATTTCAGACTTTTTGTTTAAGATTGCCAAGGGTAAATTAAATAAAATAGATAATATATACGCTCTGGAAGGACCGCTATATAGTAAAGAATTAGGTATTGCTGGAACCGTTGATTGTATTGCTGAGTATGATGGCGAGTTAGCTATAATAGATTTTAAGACATCTAAGAAACCTAAACCACGGAATTGGATAGAACACTATTTTGTTCAGTGCATGGCATATGGTTGTATGCTATATGAGATGAAGGGAATATCAATTAAAAAACTGGTAATCATTATGGCCTGTGAAAATGGCGAGTGTGTAATTTATGAAGAACGAGACAAAGCGAAGTACATTAAACTTCTCGGAAAATACATTAACAAATTTGTTAAAGATAAACTGGAGCTCTATGGAACCCAATAAAGAATTAGAAAAGGCAATAGAGAGTAAGTTTCTTACCCCTCAAAAATTTGCTATGGAAGTTGAAAAGATCGTAGCAGAGGAGGGATTTAATTATATTGATGCTATATGTTACTATTGTGATAGTAACAATATTGAGGTAGAATCAGTATCTAAACTTATTTCAAAACCATTAAAAGAAAGATTAAAATGGGACGCAACTCGTCTTAATTTTATGAAAGCAACTTCTAAAGCTAAATTACCCATATAATGCCTGTATTTCCATATTTTCCTACGCCAATATATACGAATGATGCTTTTGGTACAAAGTATTATAATGATATTCAAGCGGAGTTGATGGATGTTTATGAGAAGACTGAGTTTGAAAAATTAGAAGGTAGACCAGATACTTCCCATTCAACATCACCTACAGCTTTTGCAAATAATATTTTAAAACAATATAAATGTAAGCATTTTTTAGAGTTTTTACATCAAGAGTTAAAATCTTATATTTCAACTTTTGGTGGAAATGAACCTATAATGGAGTATATTATTGATTCAGCATGGCTAACTAAAACTATGAAAGGTGAACATGCTCTTCAACACTCTCATGGATCTTCCGATGTCTCTGGTGTGTATTATTTACAGACTAATGGTAAAGATGGAAATCTTTTCTTTGAAGATCCCAATATTCCTAAAGTAGGAAATATTATTATGGATATTGCTTGTGCTCAAACAAATTGTGAGTTACCTTTACAGCAAGGATTAATACATATGTGGCCTGGATTTATGGCTCATGGAACTAGGCATAATGAAACGGATCATGAAAGATTGAGTGTATCTTTTAATATTGTTTTTGCTAGGAGAGGTTTAAGAGTTAAAGAAAATGTAGATAAGAGTAATCAAGCATTAGCAGTAAGACATCCTGGTTGGAGTAAAAAACAATGT